TACATACCCTGGTTTGCCAACAAGACCATCTGCCCAAGTAAATAAAAATTTAATTGTAGTATTTTGTTTTAACCAAGTTAATACTTTTGATAACATTTGTGTTTCAGAATTTTTGCCCATACTATCATCCATACACATCTTACCTATCTCATAATAATCTGTAGTATCTAATGTCGGAAACAATTTTTGTATTGTATGTTTAGGTCTTGTACCCCAACCAAAAGTTACCACTCCTTGTAGTACATCATCAACATAATATCCACAATAATGTTTAGTTAGTTTAGGCATAACAGGAGAGTAGTGCCTTGACATAATAAATTCCGTTGCAACATATTTTGTAATTTCTTTTATCATTCAAAAAAACTTTCTAAACTTGCTTCACGTTCAAGTTTCCAACCAATAGAATTTAAAATAAACTTTAATGGATCAGTAAATGTTTTTTCAAATTGTGTATCGTAATCAACATATTTGTGTAAATCAAATTCCTCTGGTATCCTTGTTACAAAAGCAATGACAGTATCTTTAACTGTATTAGGTTGTTTTAACATTAAGAATTTAATTTTATCACCATCTTTTATCAAAGGATATTTTCTTTCAAGTTTATTTCTGTGTATGTAATGATTATAAATCAAACCCCCTTTAACGTGAATAGGAGTTCCTTTATTATAAATTTGGGATGAATTTTTAAACTTGTTTATATTATTACAAGACCTAGGAAAAGCAACTTCTTCTGGTGTTAATGTTTTAAATACTTCTTTAAAGTTGCTTACAAACTTAATTAAAGCGTCCTCATCTTCATTCATTATTACACGTATAGCATCCTTAATTTTTCCTCTACACACTTCAGGCGTAGATGATTTAACAGCTTCAACACCCATAATTTTTAGTTTAGATGTTTCATATCGGACACCTTCTTCATCAAATACATTCATCATATATCTTTTTTTGGCAACCCATATAGCTTTGTTAGCAATTAATTCTCGTTTCATAATCATTTTTTGGCCAAAAGCATTTACATACTTAGCAAGATTTGAAAAACTATCATCAATTACCTTTTGTATTTTATCTTCAGCAGCCTTATCAATAAAATCTGTAACCTGTTGTGTTGTTTTATCTTTACAAACCTTATCAACAAGTGTATCTAATTTAAGATAGATAGAATCTGTATCGGATGCTACAACATAGTTCACATTGGTTGTATTTAAAATCTTATTCATAAACTTATTAACATCTCTTTCAACCCAGCGAATAGATAACTGACCACCAAGTGTAATCGCTTCTGCTTGTTTTACATCAAAATATCTAAAGTATTGATTGCCAATAGCACCGTAAGCACTATTCAATGCAATCTTTTTTGCCATTTGAATATTATGACACCTTGAAATTTCATTTTTATAAATTGGGTCTTTTGTTTTTTGGAATTCTTTTTTAGCTTCTATTGCTTTCTTTTTAAATATAACTCTATCACTATACATCTTCTCCATTAACTCTGGAAGAAAGCCTTGCTTATCTCTTTTAAACATAGCACCGTTTGGTGCGATGGTCACATCCTTGGATTTTGCAAAGTTTAAATCTAATTTTTCTGTTAAAAAGTTTTCTACACCAACTGCCTTTGTATCTACTCCAACAAATTTTTCAGGACTTATATTATATTGCATAATCAAATGTGGATAAAGTGAATTAAGGTCAAATGAAACAATCCATTTATGTAAACCTAATTGTGGATCTTTTACATATGCACCTTCGTATTGTGTATCCTTTTCGTGGTCTGCTCTTGGTGGAATTATAATATTCTTTTTAAGTAAATGATTATAGATTAAAGTATCCCAACATCTTACTTGTGAATATACATCAATATAATTTACTTTATAATCATAAGCCATTGTTAAGCACAACTCAATCAATCTCATCTTATCTTCCAATCTATCAACTAATTCAACATCTTGGATATTATATTCAATAAACTTTTGATAATCTTTTGTATAGAAATCTTTAAATGTTTCATATGGATTTTCTAACTTTTGCTCACCCAATTCTACTTTAGCAATATAATCTAATCTATAAGACTCTTGTCTAACATAAGTAAATTTTTTATATAAATCAAAATAATCTAATATAGAAACACCAAGTATATTCCAATATTGAGAATTTTTATTTCCTAATTGAACTCTATCAGCATTAACAAAGTTCCAAGGACTCATTTTATTAATCGTATCATTATCAAAAATAAATCTCATACGATTCATTAAATAAGGTACGTCAAAAAACTTAACGTTCCAACCCGTAACAATATCTGGATGATTTTTACACCAGAACTTTAAAAACTCCATTAATAGATGTTTTTCATTCTGACATTTAACATAAGTTACGTTTGTTTTTTTAGAAATAAAATCACCAGTACCCCAAGTTATTATCTGTTTATTACTATGATTTTTTACCGTGATACATATAATCACTTCTTTTGCAGTGTCTGGATCGGGAAAGCCGCCCTCACACTCGGTTTCTATATCAAGTGTGAATAACTTGATATGATCTTTATTCCATCTCACCTCATCTCTATATTCGTCTGCTATGTACTGATAGTTGTATCTATTCATACCATAGATTTTATATTCAGGTATAGTACTATACTCACTATAGAAGTGTTTTGCTCTTGGAATAGAATTAAAACTTTTAGGTTTTAAATTTATGCCGTCTAATGTCTTGTAAATGGATTGTTCTTTTGTAGGTAGGAATAATTTAGGGGAATAATTAATACGACTCAAATATGGTTTGCCATTATTGACGCCTCTAATGAGTAATTTGCCCTTGTGTTCAACGACATTTGTATAAAAAGTGCTTGCCAAATTCATAATATATTATAACAAAGAAAACCTAGAAAGTCAATAACTAGTGGATAATTGATTTTTTGTTTGGTTGTACTATTGAGCTAGTATTTTTTTCATAGGCATCCACCATCTTATCATCTGGTAGTGTTTCTGCCATTATATTGTTTTTCTTTATTTTAATAACTTGATCTTTTGTATATGGTATATAAGGATGAAAACCAATCTGCATTGGTTGTCCTGGTTTACCTTGCATTGGAATTAATACAAAAGGTTTTTTGATTGCTTGCCACGTAGAGGTTGATTGTTCTTCAATTGGCACGCCAAGCATATCCTCACCTGTTGTGAGTCTGTATAATTTAATCATAATATTTACTTTTTATCTATTCAGTTTTTTCAGTTTTTGTTTCTTCAGTTGTTTGTTTTTTCCCAATATTATATTTCGCTTGTAAATTCCATTCACTCTTTTCTTTAAAAGCAATTATCTTAATTTGTGATAACGGTGCTTTGTTTTCAGCATTCTCTGGTTTTACAATTGATAATAAGCTCCAGTCTTGTAATAAAACTGATATTGTGTTACGTCTTTGTATATCGTTTTCTATTAGAGTGGCTTTTTTGCCATCTAAAGCAAACAATTCTTTAAAATGTACTATGTAATATTTACCTTGTTTATGTAAAATGTGGCAAGATTGAAATAACGTTTTGTCTTTCCTACTTGCAACACCTATTCGGGATAATGTCTCCCTAATTTTTAGAAAGTCATCTGGCTGTTTAAGTGTTACTTCTAACATCTGCTCAGGTGACCAATTAAAACTTTCCTCACTCATTTTTTTCTCCCACCTTTATCTAATCTCTCTTTGATAAAGTTTAATTGTTTTTTATCTAGTATGTCTAGGGCTACCTTTGCTTTCGTATTGCTATAACCATAATATTCTTTCACATACTCTAAATTTTTAGATTTGGATGTGGATATCCACTTGCCCCCAAACCGTTTTCTTTTTCTTATACTATTTAGTAAGAAGTGAAATTGCAAACGTTTAGTGAGGCTGTGTCGCTGATTCATTTCGTTTGCCATCATTATTGAATCAACGTGTTGTGATAAACACCGATTTATTACGTAGGGTGGGAATTTCTTTTCCCAAGTTAAGTCAGTTCCATCAAGTAAATTAACCTTTGTCCAGTTAATTGCATTCAAATAATCACTTAATTTATACTCAATCATAATATACTTTCTGGTGCTGCTTCACGGACTTGAACCGCGGACCTACTGATTACAAATCAGTTGCTCTACCAGCTGAGCTAAAGCAGCTCTACTTTCGTTTTCTACCCATATAGTTTTCTGAAGGTTCATAGTTCCATTTATGTCCGTGATGTCCTCTTATATCAGCATACCACATTCTTAATTTTACTATCATTACTCTCCATAATGTTCTCTTTGCCATTGTCTTTCTTATTCATCTATTTAAATTTACATTCTGCCATGATTTGAGTCAGGCACGCAACCATATTTATCTCGTGGTCAGCCACAAAAGCGGATTTATATTGGTAATCAGCAATTGTTAATACGGCAGCAGGTATAGATTGAGGTTGAAGATGTTTATACAAAATATCATAAACATTACTAAACAATGAAGAAGGATCTTGGTCAAGGTTCTGAATAACCCATTTTCTCATATCACTAAATCTTTTTTCTTTTAATAACTTAATTAATTCTTTGTTATTAATATCAGATAATGATATAAGTATGCCACTATCAATTTTACCCCTTACGGAATATCTTTGAAGTTCATTAATCGTTCTTCTAAAATCTGGATAATGTCTTTGTATTAACTCGGCTAATACTCTTTTATCGTATTCTATATTTTCTGATTTAAGTATTTCACCTAGTCTACCTAAAAATGCAGTAGCAGTTTTTACTTTTTGACCATTTGTAATACGAAAATCAATAACAGTACACCTACTATGTAAGGCAGGTATAATCTTATTCTTAAAATTACAAGTAAATATAAATCTACAATTCTTATAAAAAGTTTCTATAAAATTTCTTAACGCAGGTTGAACACTATCAGCATTCATATAATCTGCCTCATCTATAATAACTACTTTATGTTTAGAGCTTTCAACTAAAGACACCGATGAAGCAAAGTTTTTGATTGTGGTTCTTAATGTATCAATATGTCTACCTTCGTCTGACCCATTGATAATTATATAATCTGCTCCAAGTTCCTCACACAAAGCACGAGCAACTGTAGTCTTACCAGTACCAGCAGTACCAGATAATAACAGATTAGGTAACTCATTACCTTTCAGAAATTTTGTGAAAGTATTTTTTAAATCGTCAATTAAGATACAATCGGCTATTTTTTTTGGACGGTATTTTTCAACCCATAGAAAATCTGACATATCACCACCTTAAAATGTTGAGTCAGCTTCTAATGCTATCCAATATTGTACTTTAACTTTCTTATTAATAAAATGAGCAATTTTTGCCTTTGATAAAGCCACATCATAATCACCAGGAACAATTTTCATATTCTCGGCCTTGATATATGCAGTAAACTCTATATCGGTATCGCCCACTATAATAGATGATACATTTGAATTGCTATTTTTCTTATCTAAAGCAACTAACTTAATTTTGCCACCCTCGCCTTTAAAGGCAATATCAGGTAAACTTAAATTAGTATATAACTTTTTGACAGACTCATAGTCTTCATTTTTTAATGTAAATGCTACAGTTTGATCTGGCATTTTAATTTCCTTTGAAGGAAATCTTAAAGTTGACTTGTCAGCAAAAGCATATCTTGCTGAAAGTGTTGATTTTTCATCTTGTATTTTAAGATTAGTATTGCCAGTAAACTTTAAAACTGGTTGTTTGAAAGAGTCTAATGCTCTTAAAAACTCTGGTAAATCATATACACCAAATTCAGTTTCAAACTCTTCCTCAACATCAGCTTTCGCCATAATGTTTTTCATAGTTGATACTGTATTAAGCGTGCTACCAGGCTTAAACAAAATATTAGCATTTATATCCGAAAAATTTCTCAAAATGCTAATTGTATTATCACTTATTTTCATTTCATCTCCTTATCATAATTTAATAATAGTATAACATAGTGTACTGCCTTCAATAAGTCAGCACGATTATGTCCGTTTTTCTTCCCATACCTACACAAATATTTAATTGCATTTGCATGGCAAAAATCTTTTCCAATGTTTAGTGTTTTTAATAAGTCTAAAACTTGAAAGCCTTTTTGGTCACTTGAATAGTGTTGGCCATAAGTTGACTTAATATAATCACCAATCTCTTTTAAGATTTTATCTTCATTGTATTTCATAATATAATTCTAACATTAATCTTTATTAGAGTCAAGCGTTAATCTTTGCCTTCAATAGATGTACCTTTAAATGGATCTTTAGTTGTATTTCTATTGTCTTCATCATAATTTTTTTTCGTGTCAGCTGCTCCACCTGAACTTAAATATTTTAATACGTTTTCTGGTGAACTTTCTTCATAAGGATCCATATCATCACCTATGTCATTCTTACCTGGTTCAACAAACATTTTTTCTATCATACCATCACAAATAACAGCTGCATATCGCCAACTTCTTTCACCAAATCCTAAATGGTTTTTATTAACTAACATACCCATTTTTTGAGTAAATTCGCCATTGCCGTCAGGTATAACTTTTACATTTGCTAATTTTTGATCTTGTGCCCAAGCATTCATAATAAACGAATCATTAACAGACACACAATAAATTTCATCTATTCTATGTGCCTTAATAGCGTCCGCTTTAGTTTCAAATGCTGGTAATTGTTTTGTAGAACAAGTGGGAGTAAATGCTCCTGGTAATGAAAACAACACTACTCTTTTACCTTTAAAGTAAGTATCAGTATCAGTGGTTTCCCAAACTCCTAGGGATCGTTCTCGCCATTTTACTTGTGGAATTCTGTCGTCTTCTTTTTTCATAATTTATTCTCCTTCAATTTATATAAATCATTATATACTAAAAAGGGCGACCTGTCAATAGGCCGCCCTATCTATGTGTTATTTGATATTTGAGAGATTATTTAATATCAATAACTCTTGGTTGTTTATCTTTTGGAATTATTCGTTCCATAGAAACTCTTAAAAGACCATCTTTCAATTCAGCGCCTTTAACTTTTACATCATCAGCGATTGTGAAAGACTTGCTAAAGTATCTTTTAGAAATACCTCTATGTAAGATACCTTCATTGTCTTCAACCTCTTTAGTTTCTTCATCTTTTTTAGATTTAATTGAAAGTACTCCTTCTGCAAGGTCTACCTCAATATCTTTTTTATTATAACCAGCTAATGCCACTTCAATATCAAAAGTATTCTTACCTTTTTTTACGATATTGTATGGTGGATAATTAGGTACCGCAATAGAATCGAACTGGTGATCAAACATTTTTTCAAAATGGTCAAACACATTGTCAAACCCTACGGTTACTGGTCTTAATTGATTAAAAATAGATAGTGCTTTATTGGTCATATTAACCTCCTTTATTAAGCAAAGTTATTTTTATTATTAATTGACAACCCATTATGGCATTGTCAATAGTATTTATATAAGTACGATTTTCCATATTTCAAGTGTCAGAATGTCGCATATAATACTATGGGTTGTTTTATGACGTGAGCGCTATCAATTCTGATAGTTGACATCAATGGCACAACCCGAGCCTTTCTATACCTCTACAAGGTCTTATGGACTGCCTCATAGATATAATATATATAACACATTGGTTATAAGACACAGACGGCATAGAATTCCTTAAATCTTTTTCACTTTTTCGCCTTTAACCCAACGATACCCCATAAATTCATCATTTGCTTTTTGCATTTTTTTCAATACTTTGGCACGTTCTTTGGCTTTTTCTCGTTTTTTTTCAGATGGTTTCTTATAGTATTGTTTTTCTCTATACTCTTTTAGAATACCTGACTTTTGTACTTTCTTCTTTAGTACACGCATAGCTTTTTCTAAATTGCCACCTCTAACTTCAACTGTAATAGTCACTACTTATCGCCTCCTTCTTTATTTGTAGGTTCATAAACTGGTATTTTATCTCCACCTAAATCATAATCGTGGTATGTATTAGGTTTAGTATTTGAATAATCAGGTATAGGTGCTGTACCTGTTTTTCCTTTTTTAATTTCGTCAGCATCCCATTGTGGTTTTTTAGACTTATCTAAACTACCTAAAACAGCAGCAGATCCAGGTCTTAACTTTTGAATCTTACCACCTTTTTCTAAAAATTCTTTCATCATTCTATCCATTTCTTCTTTGGAAGTTTTAGGTTTAGTTATATCTAATCCACTATTGTCTTTATAATTACTCATTAACTAAACACCTTTATTAAAATTAAGGTTTGCATAACTAACAACATAATTGGAAGTATAGTCCTAATTAATTCCATTGTATGATTATGTCTATCTAAAAATCTTTCTAATTTATTTCTTCTGTTTTGTTTTTGCATATGTTCCGTATAAAAATCTTTCATTGTCCACTCCCGTTAAGTCCGTTAAGGATGTGGGAATTTCTTCCCACATCTGGACTTACACTATGGATAGTTTTTTGACTAGACTTCAATTTCATTGTCGTCTTTGTCCTCCTCACTATCATTGGAATCTTCTTGTAGAATTGCCTCGTTATCTTCTTTTTTCTTTTCTTCAAGGATTTCTTCTACTGAAGCGCCACTATCAACCTTTGTATATAAATCAACAAAGGATGTTTTAGTATCCGTGTCAAATCTATTTGTACAAACTGATATTGCCTTCATTTTATTTTTAAAGATACCATATGCCTCAGCGATATGTACTAGTCTTCTTGTACTTATTATCTCATCAACACCGCCATCTTTATAAGTTTTTCTTATTACATCTGCCCAAGTTACTAAATTGTGAGCAAACTTAACATCTGATTTTCCAGCAGATTTCAGTTTTGTACTAACAATTTTTTCTTCAATTTTAGCAGATGGATATTCTTGTTCAAAGGTTACTGGAAATCTTTCCAAAAACGCCTCGTTAAGAACATTAGTTCCGATAAATTTACCATCATCACTACCTTGACCTTTAGTATTCGCAGTAGCAATACAGTTAAATCCAAATTTAGGTTTCACATACTTGTTAATTTTTTTAACATATATTCCTGAACCTTCAAGGATAGGTTGTAAACACATTATCTTATTACTTGCAAGGTCTATCTCATCAAGTAAAAGTATTGCACCTCTTTCCATCGCCTCTATAACTGGACCATTTTGCCAAACGGTATGACCATCTCTTAATCTATATCCGCCCAATAAATCGTCCTCATCGGTTTCAATTGTAATATTAACTCTAATCATCTCCCTTTTGGCGTCAGCACAAGCCTGTGTTACAGCCAATGTTTTTCCGTTACCAGATAAACCAGTAATAAAAACAGGATAGAATCTTTTAGATTTTACGATATTTTTAACATCTGAAAAATTACCAAAAGTTACAAAGTCTTTATCCTTTGCAGGAACAACATTGTCGGTTAGTGAACTAACAATATATGCAGCCTTTGTATCAGTAGCAACTTCAGGTTGTTTTACGATTTGGTCAACTTCAGCAGTTTTAGAATCAATATTAAGTGTATAAACACCTCTACCAACTTTAAACTTATCTGATTTTAACCAAGAAGGATTTTTGATTACCTTCTTTTTAACAAGAGCATTTATTTCTGCCCTAGTTACCGTATCTTTTTTGTAAGTATCTTTTAATACTTTCAATACGGATTTTTGTATTTCATTAAGTTCCATAATATAAGTTTTCTCCTTTCATAATATAAGTCTTAATCATATTAGCTAAGCTAACATAGTTTTCATCAAAAGTCAACAATAAAAAAGCATTGATTTTACTTGTTTTTTCCATTATTAGTAAACATAAAGTCTTCATTTATGCAACTTCCTTGATGAATTTTGATAATAGTACTCTGGAAGTAATTCTTCCTTTCATACCTTTCATAAACATTTTTTTAAGTGTTCTCTTATTAGTTGTATCCTCATTTGTTAAAGCCTGATTTTTAACCTTTGTATCTGACTTAACATAAAAGTAAACATCATATCCAGTATTTAAATCTGGAATACACTTATCTTTTAAGAACATTTTTTTAGCAAGGTGTTCTTTACTATAAGGTACTCTAAAAGCATATCTCAAATCTCTAAATTTACTTACTAGATAAAACCCAATAGTTTTAATGTTATGTTTTTTCTTTAAATATTTTAATAATCTGTTAGTGAAGTTTGATTTTTCATTACCCCAACTAGTACATTTAACGTGGTTCTTACCAAGTTTAACCCATAAGTCTCCAAGGTAGGAATTCTTCATTGAGTTAGCACCACCATCAGTTAAAGTTACAAGAGCAACCTTATCTGATTTATAATCACTTCTAAATTTTGGTATAATATGATCCATTGCAATCAACGACTCATTAAGAGGTGTTGAGCATAGATAATATTTGTTAACTGGACTTGATACGTGTACCCAATCATCATTATAATATCTACCAAAAGCACCAGACCAATATTTCGCCATTCTATGTAAATAATTTGTAACTAACATAAAGTCTGATTTAGTTTGTTTGTGTGTATATAATCTTACTAATTTTGTTGATTGATCTCCCATTACTTTACCTTCAACATTGTCAAAAGGTGGGTTCTGTGGATCTTCATTATTGTGATTGTTAACAAATTTATATACTGAAAAAGGTATATTAATTTTTCTAACAAATAATACCAAGTTAATTAATTGTTCAACCGTAGGTAATAAGTAATTACTCATACTACCTGACCAATCTAATAAAAATATCATTCCGTGGTTCTTCTCATTTGGAACAACCGTAATCTTTTTAAATATATCTT